TCACTCCACTGTCAGCGTTGAGGTTTCATCACAGCCGCACACGCGCGCGTAGACGCCCGCTGGGCCCAGCTGCACGCTCTTGGTTCCGGCCCAGATGACCAGGTAGTCACTCCCATCACGACAGGTGATCACCAGCTCCCAAAGACACGTGGCTTCGTTGAACCAGATACCTACGCCGTTGGGAAGATCAGGCGATGAGCAGTACGCCCCGAGCGCCTGCGTGAACGAAGGTGTCTTTCCGCCGATGGAGGCAATGGCGTTGAGCACCCATCGACACTCCGAACCGATCTGCTCCACCACGCCATTCCACGCAGGCCAGCCGCTGCCACCACAGCTGCTGCACGCCAGGAGCGATTCCGTTCCCAGCACGCGATACGACGATGCCAGCGAACTGCAGACCACCTCACACGAAGGCTCTGCTCCGCCACACTCAAACGTGAGATGGCCCGCTGCGTTTCGCAGCAGATGCTGCGCTTCGCTGAGCTTCAGATGCTTACTCATGAGCAGGCCTCCGGCGTATCGATGATCACGCGGCTTTCCGCGCTGATGGCCGTGAGATGACCATTGGCATCGAAGGTGAACGTGCGCTGGTAGGCGTAGAGCGTGGGCGTTGTCGCACTGGCGTCATAACGTGAACCCGTCTGCAGCGTGACACTCACGCCGCGCTGCTCGCTCTGGTTGTTGATGTTCCAGCTGGTGGTCGACGCCGATTCCGGATGCTGGCCGGTGTGCGTCATGCTCAGTGTGGAGCCTGCGTTGCCCATGCCCAGATCAAACAGATAGCGCGTGACGCCGCTATCGCTCTGCGACTCCTTGATCCACACGATGGTGTTGGCGGGAACGTTGGTGCGCCCGTTGACTTCATACGCCGCGTTGCTGCTGGTGGTCCCCGAGCGGCCGGCGGGTTTGTTCTGGAAACTTCCGCCGGTGGTGGGCTGCAGTTCTGTCCAGGCGTGGGCGCCGCTGTCTGCAGAGGTGATGCGCGCGGGAAAGAGCGTGTCCGCAGCGGCGATGCCAGGCTCACCCTCGAGCGCGATGGTGATGCTCCCGCCCGTGCGTGTGACTGCAATGCCTGGCCCGCCAACGATCGACGACAGACTGTTGGCATGATCGACCAGTTGATTGATGCTCGCCCGCGTCAGAGGCTGGCCCTTGCGCCACACAGGCAATGGTGAAGCGTGATTGTTCTGCGTCATGCTCAAAGCTCCAGGTCGGTGAAGTCGACCGCTTCGTAGATGCTGGCGACAACAGGCTCCGCATCAGGATGAGGTCGGCCGGTGGCGGGGTCGATGTACACCACCAGAGGCTGCCAGCCGTCGGGGTTGTACTGGAAGTCATAACTCACCTCATACGTTTCCCCGCCATCGTGACTGCGGCCGGTGATGGCGGTGCACATCCACGTGCCTTCATCACTGCCGAAGATCTCGGTGCTGTTGATCCTGCCCACAAACGTGCGCGCCTTGCTGCCCGGGCTCGACGTTTCAAGCCTGCTGTAGCGCACAGTGACCTGCGGCGCCAGGCGCGTGACGCGCGCAATCTGCCTGGGCGCATCCTCATCATCACCAAGGGTCACCTCCAGCGGATTGCCTGAGATGTCCTGCGTGGTGGTGGTCTGGCTGAGCGTGGCGCCCACTTCAATCTGCGCAGGCTCGCCGGGCGCAGGCAGCTGCTGACCACTGCTGCTGCTGTAGGTGATGCGCACAATGGCGCCATCGACGCCCGCAGGCTGCGCATCAATCGACGTCACAAAGATGCCCGGAATCGACGGGTGCGCCTGGCGAAGCGTGGGAATGCCTTCCGCACTGATCGCCTGGGCCATACGCTGGTGGAAGTCACCCGTGAGTCCTGAGACGTAAGCGACGCGCTGCGCTTCCCAGCCTTCGAGTGTGCGGCGGGCGGTAGCGCCTTCAATCTGATCCATTTTCACGACGATGGCCATGAATGATTTCTCCTGACAGTGATGCGTTAAGCGCGAAGCCTGATTTCATTCGTCGCTGGCTTCATCCCACGTCTGCACGATGGGGCCGGTGGAATCGAAATCGAAGCTGACCACGCATCGCCCATCGACCGGGCGTGAGAGCGACACACGCTTCATCACCGCGACAAAGCTGTAGCTGCATCCCGGCGCGGCCTGCAGCACGACTTCCCCCTTGGCACCGCCCAGACCGGCGGTGCTTCCCAGCAGTGATGCATTGGCCGGCGTGGCGTGCTCGGCGGAGAATCGCGCCGCGCCCGACGCCGAGCCTGAGAGCGTGACCAGCACGGGCTCGCGCGTGCGATAGCCGTTGTCTTCAAAGCCGGTGGTGTCGACGGTTTCCACCGTCAGCTGCGCCGACCAGGTGTTAAGTTTCGCGTTGAAGCCGCCAGGCAGTGTGACACTGCCACCGGTTCCCTGAATGGTGGGCATGATGGTTTCCTTGTTGTGGTGAGTGTTTCAGGACATGCTGGCCCAGAGGCGCCAGCTGCTGCGAAGGCGGATGGCAGGCCCGTCGATCTTCGCTTCGCCGCGATTCAGGCAGATCACCTGCGCATGTGCGTAGCCTTCCACCTCCAGAGGCTGGCGATGCAGCAGCGCATGCAGCTTGTCGCTGATGATCTGCGCGATCTGTACGCCCGCGCTGGCTTTGCTCCACAGATCGATCGTCAGCTGCGCTTCCACATCATCGCTCCCATCGAAGTAGCCCTGAGGCTGATCCTGGGAGAGCGAAAAGCACAGCCAGGGAAGCGCGCCATCTTCCGGCCCGCGCAGATGGTAAATGCGACCGGCCAGCAACGCATGCACCGAGCCTGACGATGTATCGCTGGTCAATCGCTGCAGCACGGCTTTGCTCAACGTTTCCTGACTCATGATGGTTGAATCTCCTGCGCGTCGATGATGAGAAACCGATTCTGCTCATGCACGTTGACGACACTCACAACGTCCATGCCCTGCCCTTTCCACAGCAGCCGATCGCCGCTGCGCACCTCGGCATCGCCAGGCATGTACACGCGCCATCGGCGAAGTGATCCTGCGCGCCCGAAGTGCTCCGGACGACTGCCTGGCAGAGGCATCAGGCGGGCGGGAATGTCGATGCGATGCGCAGGCCAGGTGGTCACCGCGCTGCCTGTGTCGTCCATGCTCACTTCCGGGCGATGCACCGACACAAGCTGATCGAAAAGATGAACAGGTGTGCGCATCAGCGGACCTCCATGTAAAGGCGAAGGCGCGACCACAGGTCATCGCTGATCTGCGTCTGCGTGGCCAGGGTGTAGCTGTAGTCGCCGAGCGTTTCCGATTTCACCGCCGGGTTCTGCCTGCCCTGCTGATACGCCTGGGCGACGAGTTCCGTCGCAGCCAGTTGAAGGTCGGCCGGGATCGTTTCGTAACCCGCGCGATAAGCCACCACGACGCGCCCCATCGGACGCCAGAGATTCACCACACCGATGTTGCTCTGCGCATCCCAGTGCGACAGCTCCTGATCGGGATACATCAAGGGGACAGCGCGATGCAGCGCCCCGATGGCTCCCATCGCGTGGAGCTGCTGTGTTTCGATATTCCTGATTAACGTGGCCGACCAGCCTTCCACTTCCAACACCGCCTCGGCCAGCAGCGCGGTGGTGGGACAGCTCTGCAGTGAGAGCGTGGTGTTCGTCTCCTGACCGCTGGCATCGACGCTGCGCAGTCGCACTTGCCCTTCCAGGCCCTGTTCATCAAACACCACCGACACGCTGGCCGAGAGTGCATCGGCTTTCGAGCAGGTGATGCGCATCGCCTCCTGCGCGCCGGTGGCGATGCGATCCATCGCCAGGATCGGGTAATGACGAAGCATCACGCGCCCCTGCTCACAGCGGGCGTGACGATCCACCCAGGACCGCGCCTGGAACCGTCTGCCGCAGATGCGCTCGATGCGGGCAGACACCTGATTCACCAGCGCCGCCAGCAGATTCAATTCATCCTGCGTGACGGTGGAAAGTCGCAGATAACTGCGCACAGCTTCCACACTCGTCAGCGCATCGGCTGCGACAGGAACAGGCTCAGGCTGCTGATCGGAATCTTCCATCTGCCAGTGGATGGTGCGCGTGGTCAGCAGCAGATCGTCAATGGTGGGCGACTCCCCGCTGCGCAGGTAGTAGATGGCCAGGTATTGCCCCGCTTCGATGCCTGCGGGGAAATCGCCCTGATACACATCGCCGCCACGATGCGTCAGAGGCAGCGCGTAGCTGGTCACATTCGCATCATTCCAGGTGACGAAGCTGCTGCCATTCCACACCGCTGCATCTTCAGCGCGGCGGAGGATGACATAGAGATGCGCCGATCCCTGGAAGCTCAGCTGAAATTCGTTGGCCATGATTCATTGCTCCGTGAGGTAAGCCCGGCCGGGCCCGTCAGAACCCGGCCGAGTGTGTTGCGTGAGAGGTGAAGATGAATCAGCCGACGACCTGCGCCACGCTGGTGGCGTTGTGTGCATCGGCCGGGGCGAAGCGAGCATCGCCCGCCAGGATGCAGCCCGCCGCCACGCAGGTGGAAGTGCTTACGGTGATGCGCAGTGCCACGTAAGGCTTGTCGGCGTCGAGTTCATCGACACTGAAGTTGAGGATGACATCCTTGTGATCGCCATCCGCAGCGGCGAGCACATTGGCGGAGCGCACCACTTCCGCGCCGGTTCCGCTGCCATCGCTGGCTTTGACCAGGCTGATGGTGACATCACCCGTGCTGTTCTCGCCGGTCTGTGCGATGGCCATGAGTCGGCCGAACTTGCCCAGCGTGGCCGGGGAAACGTAGCTGGAGGTTACCGACGTAGCGCTGATGGTCTGCGGCGTGATGCGCGAGAGCAGCGCCAGCCTTTCGCTGATTTTTGAGTTGAACATGATTGGATTCCTGATATTGAGGGAAGATGTAGACAGATGAAGGAGGCTCCCTTCCGTCATCCCCGCGCAGGCGGGGATCCAGGGGAACTTGCCCGATGCTTGCGTATGCCCCTGGATTCCCGCCTGCGCGGGAATGACGAAATGGGGCCTGTCACACTCACCGGGCTTCGAGCGTGATGAACGGGCTGGTGGTGTTGCTGCTGTGAGGCGAAGCGATGGGCGCACTGAGCCAGGGCTGGCCCGCCAGGCGGAAGGTGAAGCGGAACGCCGTCACGTCATGGTCGAACCACAGATGGATCGACGACGAGGTCCTGATACCAGCCGACCTGGTGAGCGTCACATAGTCGGCCAGGTTGACGAAGTAGATGTCGCCCTTGTCGCCCAGCGCGCGGCAGTGCTGGCTGAGCACAATCGGTCGACCCAGCAGCGTGCCCAGCGGCGCACGATCGCCGGTCGGCGGCTGATAGATCGGCTGATCGCCCAGCGTGAGCGTGACGATCTGAGGCAGCACATCCTGGCTCAGCAGCCAGATGGCCGAGTTCATGCTCGAAGCAGGCATGCGCGAATACATCTTTGCGATGTTGGCCGCCACGATGGTGTCGGTGGTCTGCGTCGTTTCCTTCTCCACCGTCACCAGCGCCGAAGCGTTGAAGATGCCCAGCGGCTTACCAATGCCATCGCCGTTGATGATGGCGTCGTCGGCGTGAAAGCGAATGGCGCGGCCGGCTTCACGGGTGACAAATGCATCGAGCGCTGCAGCATCTTCCACCAGTTCATCACTGGCCGGCACGAGCGCAGCGAGCTTATGCAGACGCAGATTGCGATGCTGAATCTTCGGTCTGCTCTGCGGAATGGCGCTGCCTTCGTCGGTCCAGTAAGCCTGGACACCGCTGGCACCCCACGGGGTGGATTCACTCACAGGCAGGCTCAGCGAGTTGCGCTGCGTGGGAATCTGGCTGGTGCGCGACAGCAGGGAATCGTCGGAGAAAACAATCTCCCACAGGCGATCGGAAAACTCGGTGGGAACCAGATAGCCCCCGGCGCTGCCAACCGATTCACTGGCCAGCACGCTGGGCGATTTGGCATGCAGGCGCGGATCAACGCTGCCCCCCTGCTGCGCGGCTTTGTGCACCGCCAGGGCGAACTCACCGAGCGAAGTAAAGCCACTGGCCGAGCGCTGGCCGCTGGTGATCACCGGGCGAGGCGAAGCGGCTTTGCTCGTCTGACTGATGGCGCGCTGAACCAGCTGATTGATGCGCTGCTCGGTGATGGTGTCCTCCGATTCATCGGCGGGAGATTCGATGCACAGCGCATCGACATCGAGCGTGTTGCCCTGCTCGTCGAGGATGGGCGTCTGCTGAATGAAGCTCTTGATGGCCGAGGTGAGCGCAGCGCCCTGGCCATGGCGGGACTGAAGCAGCGGGAGCACCTGCTGCTGAAACACATCGAGTGTGATGGAAGCATGTCGAGTCATGTTCAAGATCCTTGTTGAAGTTGAGAAGAGGAAACACGGCTTCACCTCAGGCGCGCAGCTGCCCTCTCCGGCTCGCGTAAGCTCCGGCTCAAGTCAGGCGGCCTGATGAAGTGCAATCATGCGTAGAGCTGGCCACGCACTTTCAGAACCTGGTGATGCACCTGCTGTGCAAGATTCAATCGCGGCTTCTTCGTCGACGGAACAATCAGCAGCACGCGCTTCGATCGCCTGGGTGCTGCCTCAGCATCAAACGTGGGGAACAGTCGCTTTGCATCTTCTGCGTTGAGCATGCCCTTGCTGACCGCCAGGGCCAGCGCCTGCTGATTCGCAGGCAGCGGTGCCACGCTGTATTCCAGCAGTTTCCATTTGCTGTAGACGTAGCGCACCGATGGCCCGAAGGTGACGCGATCGAGCTTGCTGGGCTGTCGGCCTTCAATGGGCACAAAGCCCACGCTGAAACCTTTGATGACGCCCTGCTGAAACAGCGCCAGCAGGGTGTCAGGCAGCCAGGTGCCCTGATGATCCGCCGGGCGCGAGGCGAAGATGGTCTTGGCTTCGAGCCTGTCACGATGGCGTGTGATGGCCACGCACTTGCCCACCGGCTGCGCGTAATCGTGATTGAAGAACACCGTGGGCGACTGAAAGAACTCGCTGGCGTCGCAGCCCTGGCTCAGGAGCACTTCGCCATCACGGTCCACCGCGGTGGTGGTGATGGTGGCGACCACGGCCCGTTCATTGTCACTGACGGAAAGCTCCGCATTGAACTGCTTACGAAGTGGATTGGACATGACATCCCCTTGAATGAGGTGGGTGTTGATGCGCTGAAAGTCTGTGGATGGGTTCAGGCCTGCTGCAGCTCATCGCCGCCTGGAATCGGTGGCAGGCCTTCTTCGGCGCGGGCTTCGTTGCGACTCATGATGCCGCTTCGCACATATTCAATACGCCGCTGCAGCGCGTAACGGCGGTCTTCCGGAACTGGGTTGTCATACGCCAGGAACGCATCCTCCTCGATGCCGAACAGCGGCAGATACGCTTCGTTGAGTTTCTCTTCATCGAGTCGGCAGTAAGGCAGGATGGTGTCACGCATCCATGCAGTATCAGCAGTCTGCGCGCCGGCTTTGTTGGGATCGTTGGCCAGCAGCTTGCTGATGGGCACACCGAAGCATGCGGCGATTTCCTCGAGCACGCGGTTGGTGTCGCCAATGACATCAGGCGGGAAGTTCAGCGGCGTAGCCTGCACGTCACCACTGATGGTGATGAACTTGCCACTCTGGCGCACGCCACGCAGTTTGGCGTCGACCTGTCGTTCAAAACGGTCGAGCGCTTCGGTGGTGGCTCCCTGCTTGACGATCAGCAGATAGTCAGGCCTGGCGTGATTGTCGAAGCGTGCAATGTCCATCTGTCGCTTGGCGTCATGCAGGCCCAGCGCGCTCCAGGCGGCTTCGACTCTGCTCTGGCCGTAGTAGGGATTCTCGAGATTGGGCAGCTTCCAGTGGATGATTTCCTGCAGCGCGAAGAAACGTTTCTCACTGCCAAAACTGCCATACTGGTAGCCATCAATCCACTGCTGCTTGCCTGGCAGGATCGTGACCCACTGGCTGGGCAGCACGCACAGCTCCTGCGGGCGATGGATAGCGGTGTGCATCACCGGATGCAGATAGGCATTACCTGTGATCTGCAGATAGAGCATGCGAAGCACAGCCGACTCAAGCCCGTTGTGATGCGCACTGCTGACCGAGAGCACATCCAGCGCGGGGTGGGCTTCGGTGACTTCTTCGAAATCGCTTCGCCAGTCGGCGATCTTGCGCAGCACGCCTCTGCTGGGGCGGATGCTGTCGTGACGATCACCGGCCAGATAGCGCATCTTCTGCGTGCTGACGCTGCGCGTATGAAACAGCTTGCGGCCGGGACGACGACGCACGTAGAGGCGAAGCGGAATCGAGGCGACGGTCTGGGCGTTGAGCATCGCGGCGGCGTAGACCCATGAGCCGAATTGCGCGATGGCCTGCGAGGAATCGAAGGCCCGGGCAGGCGACCAGCCTGAGGCGAAGTACTGCTGATCCAGATTTCTCCGGGCGTGGCGGGTCCAGCGTGATTTGAGCCATGCGAGCATGTGTGGGTGTCTCCTTGTCAGCCGATGACTTTGAGGGTGAGGTCGTGGGTGTGCTGCGCGTCGAGGTAAGCCACGGCGTATCGCAGCGCGTCCAGGCCATGGTTGCTGGCGTCAATGGGAAGCTCGCGATCGGGGCGCGCATCCCACACGTAGCTGTCGAACTCCTGCTCGGTGCGATCGGGCAGTCGCGATTCGCTCAGGAGGTAGTCGGTTTCCACCAGAGAATCGCGCAGGATCATCAGTCGCGGCCTGCCATCGGAAGCCTGGCGCAGTCGTGATTGCACCATCTGAATGCCCGGGCTGATGGCTTTGCTGGCCGGCTGTGTCATCACGCCATGACGATGCAGCGTGGCGCGGTCTTCCGCATCATGGTCGGCCACGGTGGCCAGGATGTTTTCGCCTGCAGACAGACGGACGATCTGCCTGGCGTGATCCTCCACGAGCCTGCGCGTGTGGTAGATCTCGCGGTAGAGATACATTCGTCCATCAGGGTCAATGGCCCACCACTGACACACGAACGGGTTCGAGAAGCCCAGGTCGATAGCGCGGATTCGCTGCCAGTGCGCGGGAATCTCAAAGCGATCCACCAGATGCACCGCAGGGTTCCAGGTGTCATACACCGCGCCCTGACTGGCCGACCAGATGCCCTGTCGCAATCGCAGACGGCGTGCGCCGGTGAGCTGATCGAGCGTGGCCAGATAGCTGGCGGTGACGGCCGGGTTGTCTTCGTGACGCGAAAGCAGTCGCGTCATGGCTCCCTGGCTGGCCCGCAGGTTGATCCAGTGCGTGGGTGCATCGGGGTTGGTGTCGATGATGGCCTGCTGGTAAGGCATCACGCCATGACGCAGACGCGTGAGCAGCGATTCCCAGTCGTCCTGCGAGAGCTCACGGCCTTCAAACACGGCGATGAGGTCATACTCGCTGGACATGATGCGGCTGGATTTATCGATGCCTCCGATCACCACCTCCGAACCGTTGGGGTAGAGGTACGACGAGCGACTCGCACGACTGGCACCATGCACGATGGGTGAATAGTCGGGCAGCACGTGCGTTTCGTAGGTGACCAGGACCGACTGCGTCATTGACTGCCTGGTCTTGCGCACCAGCAGAGCCCGCATGCCGGGATACTTCTGCGCGCACAGGTGGACCTTCTCGAGCACGGCGCGCGTCTTGCCTGTTCCGGCCGGGCCTTCGATGAGCACCTGCGGATCGCGACAGTACATCAGCGTGCTCGCCGCGCCGCGTGGCTGATACGGGCGATGGGCGTGCTGCAGATAGTGATCGTGGGTGGTGGTGTTCATACCTTGTCCAGATCCAGGCCGATGTAGGTTTTCAGTGCCTGCTGTGTTCGGCGCGTCGCATTGCCTGCGCGACTGCTGCGGGCGTTGAGGCCAAGCAGTTTGCGACGCGATTCGCAGAGCTTGAGCCAGCGGTCGATGGCGGCCAGGTCACCCTCATGGACTTTGCTTACCAGCGCATGCAGTGCGGTTTCGAGGCGCTGCAGTTCCAGGGCGCGCTCGCTGCGGACGGTCATCTGTCGACCACAAGCTGCTTCGTTGAGGGCGCGCTTCAGATCGCGCACGGCCTGGGCGCTGCTGATGCCCAGTTCATGCGCGATGTTATGGAAGGTTTCGCCGGCCTGGCGCAGTTCCAGAACGCGCAGACGTCGCTGGGCGGCTGCGTCGGATTTTTGCGAAGGACTCATGAACATCTCCCGACGCTGAAGGTTCAGGCTGATAGAGGTACGACGCGGTGGCCCGTCCGGGTGAGCCGAAGGCCCGGCCGAAACGCTGTTGAAATCCGCAATGAATCCTGCCCACACGCTGCGTGCGGACGCGCTGCCAGTGCGGGCTGTGGTCGAGCGTGCGGATGAGCACCGGGTGACTGGTCACAATGCTCACGGCGGTGTGGTGTTTCGATTCATGCCTGGCGACTGCATTGAGCAGCGCCGGGCCCACGCCCAGGCCCTGATAGTCGGGCAGCACCACCAGGCGGTGGACGCGTCGACGTGGCCTGCGGGCGATCTGATGCATCGTGGCGCAGAAGGCGATGGGCCTGCCCTGCCAGCGTGCGATGTAGCAGCGGGCCGCGGGGCTGAGCGTGGCGCTTAGATAGTGATGACGCTCAAACATCGGCCACAGATGCTGTCTGCAGCGATGGACCTGAATCGCGATGATCGGTCGTTGAAGCGACCCCCAGTGGAGCTTTCCCGTCGAGGTGTCGAACCACCAGTCAGGCTGCAGCCAGGGGAGGATGTCGTCATGACACGTCACCGCCACGAAGCGCTGGCATCGCACGGTTCCATCGCGTTTGCGCATCGCACGCGCGATGGCTGCGGAGGCGAAGCGGGCCACCTGTCTGCCAATCACGCTGGTGAACTCATCCATCGCCACCAGGGGCTGATCCAGCAGCAGCGCGCGGGCGAGATTGCAGCGGAACTGCTCGCCATTGCTCAGCACGTGAAACGGTCTGACCCACGCCGGCGGGCTTGAGAACCCCACCGCGCCGAGCATGCGCGTGATGGCCCGGCCGTCGAGCTCGTCGTCGAACGCATCGACGATGGCTTTCTCGCGCGGCCAGTCGAAGCGGGTGATGAGCGACTTCTCGCAGACGATGCCCTGGTTGTACGCGCGATCGGCCAGGATGGATTTCCCCGAGCCTGACGGGCCCACGATGGCACCGATCTGCCAGGGCTCATGCAGGCCGGGCAGCTCCGCCTGAAACTGCATCATGCTGCGATCGCGCAGCGGGAGATCGAACAACCCGGCCACCTGCTGCACGCGGAAGCTGTCGTGCACGTTTGTTTCCACTAGAGCGTCAACACGCGGCATGGCAGGCCCTCGTCTTTGAGTGATTGATACACGTCACGCTGCTGACTTTCCGATGCACAGGTCACCAGTACCTGATACACCACCGGCGGATGGTCAGGCGATGCGCGATCCATCCCCGTGGCCCGGTCGATCACCTGCTGCACCTGATGCTCATCAAACCCGCATGCGTCGGCGGGTGAGCCAGCTGCAATCTGAAGTGCTGCCAGCTGCGTGGCCAGGGGGTCATCGTTCCACTGCGACAGCTCCGCAGTGCGGTTGTCGGCGATGGCATACGCCTGCGCTTCGTGACCAGCGAGGCTGCTGCGCACAATGCTGATCTCGCGCCACCCCAGCGAGCGGGCCGCGGCGAGTATGGCGCTGCCTGCGATGACCTGGCCCCGCTGATTGACCACGATGGGCTTCTGCTGACCGAAGCGTGAGAGCGACTGCTCAATGGCTTTGCGATTGCGCACCGGATGCCGGCGGGTGTTGCCCGGAGCAGTCTGCAGCGATGCAATGGGAACGGTTTCGATCTTCATGATCTGGCCTTTACGTTGAGCGTGATCAGGGCTGACGGCGCTGGAGTTCCTGACGGATCCATCGCACATCGGTGCGGATTTCGACCAGCTGCGATTCGCTGATCTCCCGTGCTTTCTCGAGCTTCTGCAGGCGGTGCTCATGCTGATGAATCTGTTCCACGTTGAGCCTGCGGTCGGCAGCGAGCACGGAGACCCAGCCACTGGCACTGATGGCCAGCGTGATGGCCAGGAGCACCCACTGCATGCGTATGCGGATGATGTCACTCATTTGGCTTGCCCCATGCGGATGATCTTGTGGTTCAGATCGCTGAGCACCTGGCCGACGGTTCCCGCGTCGTGCGGTCCGGTGAGGTCCTGCGCGATCACGCTCTGTGCGATGTCTCCCGCTGCCAGGAAGCTGAAGCCCGTGAGCGTGCGCGAGGTGGCTTCCCACACTTCCTGCGCGATGGCGTCGGCGGTGGGCGGCGCGGTGGCCAGGTGGTAGTTGTTCTTGTCGGCATTGCTCCCCACTGTCACACGGCCCGACGCATCGGTGAGCAGCGGATAGTCAGGCTCCGCGAGAATCAGCTCGGCGACATCCGAAGCGCTGTGACTGGAACGCGAGGAGATCGCTGCATCCAGGAAGTCGCCGATGATCTGCCCGGCCTGCCCCTGGCTGTAGGAGCCAGGCAGCATCGTGGCCCAGGGGTCGCCGGCGGATCCCGCGGCAGCCAGACCCGCGCCGGCTGAGCCCGCTTCGCTGTGGTCGGCCAGTTCCTTGTCCCACACCGCAGAGGCGATGTCTTCGGCGGTGAGTGACGTTTCACTGGCTGCATCCACGGCCTGCGCAATGGCGGTGAGCGAATCGGTGCTTGAGGACCAGTCATCACCCTTGATCTGCGTGAAGGCAGCGGTCATCTCGCTGTGCGTCGGCGGGTCGTATTCCGCCAGCGCGGTGTCGAGCTGCGTGTTGATGCTCGCCAGGCTCAGCGTGTCGGGAATGCGTGACAGCAGCGTGGTGACGCCTGAAGTGTCACTGCCTGCGTAGGTGGAGCGCGAGCTGATGGTGGCATCGAGGCGCGACAGGCCCAGCGCTGCGGTGTCATGCGGATCGAAGGCGACGACCTGAATCGAATCGCCAGGACACTCGGCGGTGTTGGTCGACTTGTAGCGCGTTTCGATGATCGTGCCCGCAGTGGCCACCGCAGTGGAGGTGACTTCGGCGTAGTAGCGCCCGTGGCCCACCGCGTTGAGTGTGCCAATGCCGGTATCGCTCCACGCGCCGCCATTGATGCTCAGCTGAGGCTGGCCCCCTGCTTCGCCGGTTTCAGGCGTGATGCCATCGCTGGCATCGACGAGTTGAAAGAAGACGCGCCGACGGCCGGCGCTGGTTTCGTTGGCTTTGATCAGGATCATGCCGATCTCCTGAGAATGAACTGACGGAAGTAGTAAGCGTGTCCCGATGCAGGCGGTTCCGGTTCAGCAGGTGATGCAGTGCGCACTCGCCTGGAGCGCAGCGGCAGCAGATGGCTGCGCGTCTGTGGTGCGTAGAGCTGCCAGACTTCTGCAGGCGTCAGCGCGCGGTTGTGCATCCACAGCCCGCCGAGCCTTCCGGGCCAGAAGTAACTGTTGTCAGGCGCGAAGCAGCCCAGGATGATCTGGGCACTGTTGTCACTGGCACCGGCGGAGAAGTCGCCACTTTCGCTGTAGCCACTGGAAACATCCTGCCCGTTGATGTAGGCGCGGATGCGATCCGAGCCGCTGCGGCTATGGTCGTAGGTGCATGTGATGACGCAGGGTCGGTCTTCCTCAATGGTGAAGCTCGGCTCATGCGTGTACATGATCAGGTACGCGCCAGCTGCGCCGCGGATGGTCCACTGCAGGCGGTTGTAGCCCCCGCCGGTGGACAGCGCCCAGAGGTCCCAGGTCATGCCTGAGCTGTCGGCTTTGGCGATGATGCAGCCGTCACCGCTGTGGGCGTTGATGCGTTCGACCACCGCGGTGATGGAGAATGCTTTGCCTGCGCCGGCCCAGTGTTCATTGCCCCAGTTGCCCAGGGTGATGCGACGCGAGCCTGCGAAGTCCCACGCCTGGCCCAGGGTGGGATGCGCGATGGGGTCAGGCAGATCGTAGGAGCCTGTGTATCCCATGACGGGCTGGCTGCTGATGTAGTCGCACCAGCCCCAGGCAGGCAGCAGTCCGCTGATGAGTCCCTGCGCTAGTGGATGCTGACGCCACTGGTGTGACGCGCGATCCAGCAAGGAGGCGCTGGGCCATCGGCCGGGATGGATGCGGGCAGAAGCAGCGGGCATCATTGCACCTCATCGTTGTAGGAGCCGAAGCGCAGCAGGTTCTCGTCGTCGGTATTGGTCAGCGCGACGCCGGCGCGGTTGATGATCAACGGTTTGAACTTCGTCGGTGGCAGCACCACGCCCCAGAGCGTGATGCGCTGCGCAGTGCTCACGGCCCGCAGCGGAAAGATGCCCGCCAGGCAGGCGCTGGGCGGATCGGTGGAGTCGTCGCCATCGGCGTAGTTGGTGCCATCGGCAGCGGGGATGAGGTAGAGCTCAACGTAGCCCCCGCTGCTGACAGTCGAAGCGCCGCGGACCTGGAGTTCAAACAGGCCATACTGATGAAGCGCGCTGGCGTTGTTGATCTCGCTCCCAAGCTTGCGGCTGGCGCTGCTCAGGTTCTTGAGCGTGGGCGTGGTGCTGTCGCCATGAATGACCGTGGTGAGCGAAGGCGAAGCGTCGTAGAGAATCGATGAAGGCATGAGTAAGGCTCCAGAGAATGAGATCGCGCAGACCCGGTGAGGGTCGGGTGGATACGCGGAGTTGTTGTTGAAGTCGCTTGAGATTGAGAACGCGGTGTCGGGTTGGAAAACTGGGATGCTGAAGATCGGGATGACGCGAGTGATTCGGTTGTCTGCGAAGCCCCAGGGTTGGGAAGTCGCTGGAGTCTGGGAGTCCTTGAAGACCCAGGCATGCAATGCCTGGGCTTTGGGGTTGAGAATGGGAGAGACGCTGGCGTGAATAACGTGGAGACGTTTGCCAATGGAAGCGTGAATGCGTGATCGAGTGTCTGCGACGTTGGAAGATGCGCTCGATTTCTCAATCAAAGCCCAGGCATTGCATGCCTGGGCATGACCGTTCGAACTATGATCACCACTCAGACTTTCTCACGATGCAACTTCCTGCGGTCCCCACTTCATCACCGCGCGAATGTTGAACCTCTCGCACATCACAATCCCCGCAGCGACATCACTCTCGAACCCATAACTCGCACGTCAGTCCCATCTCGCAACCTATCACGCTGCGGCGCGCAAGTTGGTTGTGCCTGTCTCCGGCGACTTCTGAATCGACAGGATGATCTGATCCTTGCGGCGGGAGTCTGCTGCGGCGCCGGCACCCAGGAGGACACCTGCGATGCCCACCGCAGAGCCGATCATCGAGGCGTAGGATGGGCCCGTCGCGGCGGAGGTGATCTGCGCCAGTGATTCGACCACGTGCATGAGCGCCTGCTTGCGACGCTGAATGTCTTCGAGCGCAGCCTGGGCGTGGGCCTGGTGGGCAGCGGCGTCGGCTTCGAGCTGGGCCAGGGTCTGCTGATAGGTCAGCTCGGCGGATCGAAGCTGGGTTTCCAGCTGCGCCTGGTAGGCCTGGGCCTGGGCGTGCAGCTGGGCCTGCGTGGCGGGCTGACCATCGAACGGACTGACCGCCCGAGGTTCACAACCTGCCAGCCCTGCGAGGGTGACCCCGGCCAGGACCACCCCGCTGGCGAGGTAGCGGTTGTGATCCATCCACTTCAATGCGATATGAACCAGGTCAGACAT